GAACACAGCAATAAAGACCTTGGCCCAAATCCCGAAGGGGTCTATTTCTCTCTGCTCAAGAATGCTGAGAATCTTATCTTGGTCAGCGACAGCAAGAGCATTCCACTCCAGTTCATCAAAGTTATCCGAAATCTCCAAGGCGGACATGGAGGCCCGGTTCCTGTTTATATTCGCCGTATTCAAACTGACGGCGGCGTCCGCATCGGTCATGCTTGAATAACCCCTAGCAAGCGGGTCATTCGTCAGTTCAGCCTTGAGGACTGCGTAAAAATCGCTCATGTTACTCCCCGGCAGGCATCAACTGAATACTCTGCCTGTTTAGTTTTTTCCTGCTTCTAGCCAACTCACCCAACAGCTCTTCAATCTCTGCCTTCAAACTCTTTATCTCCATCTTATAATCTGATTCCCTGCCGACAAGTTCTCTCTTAACCTTGTCAGCTTCCGTCTTTGTCAAAGCAACGCCTTTGATATTTTCTTCTACCTGAGCTGTCCTGCTCTCTACATTGCCTTCCATTCGCTCAACTTTTTCGGCTCGTCTGTCTAAGGACGCAGCAAGCCCCTCAAGTTCCGATTTCCATGCTCCTAATCTCCGTTCTTTCTCATCAACCCTAGACGCCCTAGCCTTAAAATCAACTACAACCTGTTCGTGCTTTTTCTCTCTTGCTTTCATAGCCGCAAGCCGTTCTTTAACATCGGCCTCCATGCCTATCAACTTCTTTGCATTAGCCATTTACCTTCTCCCATATTGCAGCCTCGTTAAGACCCCAAATCATAGCTCCTACGGCCATCAGATGAGGCATAGTCATGGCCTCGTAACCCAACGAAGATATTAAAACGGCGGCGAAGGCCCCAATCAAAGCAGAATTGATTTTATGTCGATAGGCCCTGATGAGTGTCAACACCGCCGCCATTACAGCAAACACAACTCCCAACAGCCCCGTCTCATAGAACAAATGCACTAACTCATTCTGGGGATGGAACCAATATTCGCCAGGGGTTATGTTCTTTGACAGAGCCATCCTGACAAACTGCCGCTTGAACGAGCCAACGCCATGTCCTATTTGTAGCCCATCGCCCTTGGCGGTCATGGTGATAGCTTCCTTCCAGACAAGGGGCCGCTGCATATCGCCCATGTTCCATCCGAAGTAAGCACCCTTCGGCCTTGGAGGTGAAATGGCAAGCGGCTCGGAATAACTAGGCAGCATAGGTGGGTCGGTAATCATCATCCCGACAGCCGCTATCAAGACAAGGGGAATCATAACCGTAGGCTTCCATAACGAAAGCCCTACGGCTCCGGCTACATAGGCAACCGTACTCTTGAGTGGTATTAGAACAAGCCCGAAGGCGGCTAGGTAAGCGAAGATGCCCCCCATTAAGGGAAGCGAGATAGCTATTAGATGAGCAAGGTTTGGTTGATTCTCCATGAACCCCACGATGGGATAGTTTACATCAATTACGGGAAACACTCGCTCGATACCCGCCACTTGTCTGGATGCAATATCAAGGTTGATTACCACAATGACCGCGAGTACAACGGCCACACATCGCCATGATTTCGCCCAGAAACCCAACAAAAACAGGGCGGCGAATGAAGCTATCCATACAATTCCTTCTAGCCCAATGGCGTAAGGCCAACGGCCACTCATTACATCATAATGGCCCACTACGAGCATCCAAGCCAACAGCAGACCGAGCGACCAATTGACCTTCCCGACTTGCAGGGCCAAGAAAAACCCTACTATGCCAAAAAGCCAGAACTTTCTCATGCCCCGGAACATCTGGAGGCCCTTGACTCCAGGCCAGAATCCGAGACAAAGTAAAACAAGGGCAACTACGCATAGAACTAACGGTAAGTTAATCCTATGAACAGGAAGTCGGGTTGTTGGTACACTCATGCGTATAACTCAAACGAACACCATGAATGGAGAGGTCTGGTATCCCATAATAAACGTGCGGATACCCCGCCCCCGTGCTAACGGAGGTCGTATGAGTTATCAATAGAAACTGTACGTTCGCCAAGTCTGATGCACTTGACGGAACTGCCGTTATCTGGGGGTTCATCCAAAGGTAAACCCCGAAATCGCTGGAGTTCTTCATCAGAATGTACGCATCGCCCGACTGACTTTCACCAAGGCAGATGCGCTGATTCGCGCCCCAACAAGTCTGTGACTGTGCGAAGGCGGGGGCCGCAAACCCCCCCGCCATCAGCGCAATAGCAAGGAGAGCGATTACAAGTTTCCTCATTTCTTGCCCTCCTTCTTTTCTGTTACTTTTGGTTTGATGTCAAAGCCTTTGCGAATCATAAGCACGGAATCATACTCCCCATACTCACGACCCTTGGCTGTGTTGACGGCCCAGCCCTTTTCTTCCCAACGCCAGACCTTATCTTCGTTGACCCACCTGATGTTCTCTTCCGCAAGGTGGGCATAGATTTCTGGCAACGTGTGTAAAGCCATCACTTTAACTCCTATTTTCCAGAGCTAAATCACCCTGATGCTTGCCGCGGCGATTTAAGTTCCGAAGCTCATTCCATATTTGGTCAAATCGGAACATATCCTGAGACTCCCCATAAGTCTGCTGACGACCTCTTGGAATAACAATCTCAAGATATTCCATAACTAGCTCCGCTTGACGTTTCTTTAGGATGAGATGGGGATAGATTAACGGAAGCACAACTCTAGAATCTGCAGCACTAAACGAGATGCGGTATATAGTCTTGTGTGCGTAAGGGCTGCCCTTTAATGCAGCTGGGGACTGTTTTAGCTGCTGAATAGTCCCACACCCTGTAACATCTGAAATCCAAGCCAATACCTCTCGCTTAGTGTTGCTTGCATTGAAAGCAATTTGATATTTGATTCCAGAGCGATTGGCTTTTCTTTTTACTCTTGATAAGCCAATGCTTCCTTCACCATCTATAAAGCCCGCTATGTAAGCTAAGTTCTCAGGTTTCATGTCGTAACCCCTTGAAAATGCTTACGCTCCGGCGCTCCCATAGACCACTTTCCAGTCACCCCATCCACTAGAAGTGAAGTAGTCAGCGATGACCTCCAAGAAGCCTGGGTTGATTACATACTGGTCCTCAACCGCAAACTTCTGCCGCCAGAACCAGATTAGCCCATCGCTTCTCTTCTCGGTAAAGCCGAACCACGCATCTTCATCGGTGAAATATTCGTTGATGAAGTACGTCAGGCCCCTCAAGTCTCCAGGGGTGATGTCGTTATTGGCTGTACCCTGCAAATGAGGGCTCCTCGTGATTCTCTCGGCAAGCCACGCAAGCTGCTGGGGGATACCGAGCATCTTGATTCTACGCTTGATTTTCTTACCAGCGTCATCTTCCCAATCGCCCACATCGGCAAACATCTGGTCCAGCGCCGTAATGGATAGGTCGGCGTGAGTCGTGGGTCGGTTCTTTTGACTTCCACCGGCCTTTGCCTGCGGGTGGTCCGTAGCACACAATACCTTCCCATCCGCACCCGTGTAAGTTACATTGAAGGCACGGTTGAAATGGTTTGCGGCTGTCGTTTCCTGCGTGTCAAGAGCAGAGTCAGCCAAGTCCCTGCCGTCTTGTGGAAAGAGCCTGTCTAGGTCATCCATTGACAGATGCTTTCCGAGCTTGAAACCAAGACCCCATCGAACATGCGTGAACTTGATGTCGAATCCCTGCACACGCTCGTCGTGAGGAATCAGTTCATTCTCTCCGAGCTGTGTGAATTGCCCAAACCCTGAGATTTGGGAAATGTTCTCGAAGGAACGAGTGGACGGTGCCTCAAACATCATCATCGGCATGACAGGCTTATACCTATCGTACCTGTCTTCGATAATCGTGTAGATGTTGGCTAACCGACTAAGAAAGAAGTCCGGGTAGCCCGTTCTAAGCATTGGAGTAGCCATTTATCCGGTCTCCTTTCTATACGCCAGGTGTTGCTGGGTCAGCCTTGGACATCTCATGCTCGTAAATTTCGCAGACTAGCATGATGGTCGTACCGCCCCAATCGTTTCCTTCCAAGTCCAACTTGTCCAAAATGCGAAGCTGTGCGGTTGCTGTTTTGACATCCGATATGTCCAGTTCATGCTTGCTCTCGTTTGTATCCGTATTGCCCGTGGTGGCCTTGATGTCAGCAAGATTGCCAACATGGGTCTGATTTGCCGTACCATCCGCTCGGATACGAAACTTGAGCCTAGGGTCATCTGCTACAGGAATGGTCCCAGCCGTACTTGCGGCTATCGTACCCATAGCAATCCCAAGTATCCTATCTCCAGCAGCGGCCACATCAACATGACCCGCAGCAGTCAACTTGACGAAATCGCCAAGGAAAATGCGGGAGTTGCCTGATGCAACCGTGTATTCCGGTGTCTCATAAGCACCGCCACGAATAGGCCAGGGCTTTTGAAGGTCTGCCATTTTTTACTCCTTCGACTTTGGCGGTCGGCCCCTCTTCTTTGGTTCCGCTTCCGGGGGTATCTCAACACTCACGACTTCTTCTTCAACTGTCACTTCACCCGTGAGTTCGGAGACAGTCCCTCCCTGCATGGCATCTGCCAATCTAGCCACGCTTGTCTGCTCTTCCCTGATATTTACTTCGTGATAGTGTTTTTCTCTTTCTTGGGCAAGACCCTCTGGCATGTAACATAGAAAAGAGTCACCACGCTTCACGCGGGTATCCTCGGCTCTACCTAGCCTGTCAGCTTGGGATTTGGGTAGAGACTTCTCAACATCCTCAACAACATCCCAACGCCCGATGCCTTTTTCCTCGGCGTAGGTTGTTCCGCGCCAGTAGAACCTACTGTTTGGGTACTTTTTCCAAGCCCAATCAGGGACTTCTTGAGCGTTAGGTGGAAGCCAGACATGCGTTGCTTCAACAGATGCTTGGGGCTTTTCCGCCAAATCTTCAATTGTTGCGCTATGTTCATTCATAACTAACCCCTCCTCTGGGCTGCAAGGGTTCTTTTAGTTTTGAGCATCTTATCAGCCCAATCGGGGTCTGAATGTGCTTCAGCTTGTGCGCGTTCGGTAGTATCTAGCTCAACATCATCCAGCTTAGGCGCAGCGGGAAGACCAACATCAGCCCCCGTCTGACCAGCTGCCGCCGCCCTTTGGAATTCCGAGAGAGCGGTATCGCCTTTCCCATCGGACAATTCATGCTCAGCCATGATGTAGGCTATTTCCGTGGCCCGGTTGATAAAACCCTCCGGGTCATGTTGCATGCTAGCCATAATCGCTTGGGCACGTTTTGTGACGGGATTATCGGCTTCATATCCCCGTTCCTCAACTTTCTGAGCGGCTCTACTTTGGACTTCCTCAGCCTTGATGCGTCGGTAAACCCGCTCTTCAGAACGAGCCGCAAGGAGTGCATCAATCCTCGGAATGATATGCGCGAACTCGGGGTCTTCTGCGTATTGCACCCTCCCAGTCCGAAGCTGCTCATCTGTCCATGGGGCAATTTGAGCATCTATAGAGTTTGGCTGTTCCGCTTGACTAGGCTGTTCATAAGTTGAACGCTCATCAAGCCTTGTTTGAAGGTTTTGGTTCTCGCCTTCAAGTTTCTGTACCCGGCGTAAGATTTCCGGGTATTGATTCTCCAGGGGCGGCTCTTTTGGGGGCTCTACTGGTGCGCCCGATGGTTCTGCGCCGTCGGGGGGCGGCGTGAGCCCTGTTAAGTCTGGTGGAGCATCCGCTGGGCCAGGGGGTGAATCT